ATTGTTTTTGAATCCGGTTTCCTTGACGTATTCAAGAACAGAGCCATCCATTTGACCTGGCATAATCAAATCTCGGATAGTCATGCGGCGGTTGTTGGGGGCGATGATGCCGGGTAGGCGGGTTTGGTTCACAACATCGCCAGCAGAGCCAGCAGCGGCGGTGACCGCAGACGTGATCGTCGCCTTCAACATCAACGCCGCCTTGCCGCGCTTTTCTTCCGTCGCAAGAAACGCCTTCACGCCCTCGTCTTCGGCAAACTGTGTGCCCAGAGACTTTGCAGCCGCAGCGTTGCGCTCGAAAGACGCAGCACGGGCCAGCTTCTGGTCCATGTCTTTGACCTGCTCAACGATTTCGTTCAGCTTAGTCAGCGCCTCGTCGGCGGTCTGTTTTTGACCGGCAAGCATCTCCTCACCTGCCTTTGCCTTGCCAAGCGCGTCCTCTGCGATGGCCTTCACCGAATCTACGCTTGCGGCGTGATCAGCTTTGATCTGCGCTGCCATTTCGGCAACGGTTTGTGTATTCTCTGCGGTCATGATGACCTCCATTTTATTGAGAAAGGGGGTTAACCGCGCAGCGCTTCGAGAAACGCGCGGGCATCTTTTGCCGCTTTGTCAGGTTCCCCCTGACCTTTCAGATGGACGCGCACGGCACGCTCCGCCTGTGAGTTTGAAAGGCCCAATCCCTTGAGCCATGTTTCAAACTCGCGCTCTGTCAGCAGATCCCCTGCCTTCAAACGCTCAAAAATATCGTGTGCGGCTTTCGCTGCTTTTACACTGGTGATCGTTGCTGTTTCGTTTGCGCCGATTGAGACAACCGAAACCTCCATCAGGTCCAGCTTCTCCAGCGTCCAAACGCCGCTATCGGTATCAACCGAATATTCCTTGATCCGGTAGCCAATAGAAAGCCCGTCAATGTCGCCTTCTTTCAAAAGCGCATAGGCTTCCTTGCCGCGCTGCACGCCCATATTCAGCTTCCCGCGCATCATCAGCCCGGTGTCATCTTCGGATGCTTCTATCCACTTGCCGATTGGCTGGCCCGCATCGTGCTGCCAGAACATCTTGGGCATGGTGCCTTTTGACTTGTGAGCGGCTAGGCTGTCCACATAGGCACCCTTTGCTATCACATCGCCGTAGCTGTCTGGCACATCGGTGAAGGTAGAGCCGTATCCCTCAAACTCTCCAGTGTCTTTCAGTGCTTTGATGGCCATCACTGGCGCGGCCTGTTTAACCTGCATCGTCATTTTGATCTGCCTCGCTGATTGGCACGTTCTGCATTTGGATGCGCGGCGTCTCGCCACCATCGACCGGGGGCAAGTTTTCAAGCCGCCGGACATCGTTGATCGACATTGCGCCTATTTGTGTCATTGTCTGGTAGTACGCCGAACGGCCCGCGCTATCGCCCCGCAGAAGGCCCTCAAGGCTAAATTCCAGTGTCACCCCATCGGCGCGGTCCCTTGCAGTCAGAAGCTGTTTTGACAGGGCCTGCTCAATGCGCCGGATGCGCGGTCCAAGTGTGAACTTCTGGAAACCCAAGGTTTGCTGTTCAAGTCCGGTCCCCCAGCTTGTGCTGTTCTCCGTATGCCCAACCATATGAGGCGGCACCCCAAAGAAACGGCAGATTTCCTCAACCGAAAAACGACGGCTTTCCAGCATCTGTGCGTCTTCTGGGTTGATCGTGAGCTGTTGCCACTTCGTGCCGCCCTCAAGAACAAGCGGACGGCCCGCGTTGACAGCGCCAACGTACTTTTCTACAAGCTTCGTCTCGGCGATTTCGCGGTTTTCTTTGTTCAGAAAGGCCTCAAATGTAAGCGCCCCGGACGGGCGAAGGCCGTTTTTGAATGTCGCACCCGCCGCGCGGTCAACAGCCCTTGCAAGGCCGAATGCGTTCCTGCCGAAGTGCAGCGTAGACATCCCCCCCAACGGATTGCCGCCAAAGCCCCTGATATGCAGCATCTGTGCGTCAGTTCGGCGATAAAACTGGTTTTCAAAGGTCCAAGTGTATTCAATGGAGCCGTTTTGCTGCCTTTCAACTTTCATCAAGTTTGGCGAAACGGGAACAATAGCAGTCACAACCCCGTTTGTGGTTATTTTTTCGGCGTAAGCGTTCCCCCAAAACTCCAAGGAAGCCTGCATAAACTGCCAAAAATCGACAGAAGTCTGATCGAAATTCGGGCTATCGTGAAGCAATCGGTAAAGCGAATGCGCCTTATCGACGGTCCTCACACCATTTTGCGTTCGATAAACCATCAACGGCAATGATGAAACAGTCCCTGCCAGCAGGTTTGCGCAAGCCCATACCGCAGAAAGAGCCATAATCGACGACTCCGTGACGATCTCGCCAGCGTCCGCCGTCTGCCCTTGAGATTGCCACCCTTCCGGTGAAGCAATCGACAGTCGCCGAACAATCGCCGCCTTCACGCGGTTAACAATGCTCATTCCGTGGCCTCTAGGGCGGCAAAGTATTCATTCATCGCAGCACCCTCATTTTCGTCCAGCATCCAGCGCCCAAGCGCCAACATGCGCGCCACGGGTCCGTCGATCTTGTTTTCAGCCCGCTCTTTCGCTGGCCTGTGCATGTCGCCTGCCCGCGTGCCGTTGATCACGTTGGAAAGCATCCAAGTGAAAGCGATATTGCCATTGTGAAACATCTTGCCCGCAGCGATCAGCGCATCCATTTCGCGCATCGGCTCATTCATATTCGAAGGACTGCCGCGAAATTCGATGCAATTCACACCCAATTCCAGCAACTCCACCGCCATTTGCCGGGACCGCCAAGGGTCAAAACTGACCTCGCGCACGTCAAAACGGCTCAAATCGTCCTTGATATCCTCAAGAATTTCGCGCTGGTCGATCACGGCACCGTCAATCTGGATCATCAGCCCTGCATCGCGCCATGCCCGGTAGTGCTCGTTCTCCGGCAGTTCAATCGTTTCCTCTGGCGCGTAGTATTTGCCAAAGCAGGCGAAGCCCTCGCCGTGCCGGAACGTGTATTCAATCGCCGTGAGGTCGCGCTTTTCCGCAAGGTCAACGCCGATGATGCATTCCCGCCCCTCGAATTGATCCAAGGTCAGCGACGGGTCAGCCACTTCGCTAAACCGTTGCACGTTGTAGTAAGCCGCCCGAGACTGCACCCAAATATTCAGGTGCTTGGTTTTGAACACCCCGGCCTTGCGCGGCGTGGTCATTGCGTCCTTCTGACGGGCTAGCAGGAAGTCTTCGCCGACCGACACACCCATGTTCGGGTTGGCCTTGCGCAGAATGGCAGGGTCCGTCCAGTCGTCGCCCTCGTCACAGCCAAAAATGAGCGCCAGCAGTTCGTCGTCTTGCCGCGTGCCTTCCAGCATTTTCTGCGCGTCTTGCTGCATTTCGTAGCAGGGGCCAGCGATGTTGTCGCCAGCCGTGGTGATAACCAGCATCAGGGGTTGGTCTCGCGCGCCCATGCCTGTTTCCATAGTATCGAACAGCTTGTTCGTGTCGTGTTCGTGGTATTCGTCAACGATTGCCAACGAAGGGGACGCGCCGTCGCCGGGGTCGCCGATGATCGGTTCAAACTTGGACCCGTTGCCTATGATCGAGATGTTCGAGGCGTTCACATCAACGCCGTAGTGGTTCAGCAGAAACGGCAGCTTGCTTGCCATCAGCTTTGCTGGCTTGAAAACCTCCCAAGCCTGCTTCTCATTACGTGCCCCGCTGTAGACCTCAGCGCCATACTCGCCATCCGCGCAGAGCATATACAGCCCGATTGCCGCCGCCCAAGCCGACTTCCCGTTTTTACGCGGCACCAGCAGCAAGAACCGCCGGAATCGCCGCGTGTTGTCCTTGCGCCGCATCCAGCCAAATAGGCAGACCGTCATGAACACCTGCCAAGGCTCCATGATCAGCGTCTTGCGTTCCCTTGCCCAGTTGCCTTTCGTGTGCGGCATCAGCTCGACAAACTGGCAAACCTTGGTCGCGGCCTTGGCGTCAAACCGATAGGCGAATGCGTCGTCTTCCTGCCAGTCCAGATCGTCCAGGTGTCGCTGGCACGCCAGCTTGATGTATTTGCTGGCCTTAATCTCTCCGCTGGTTACGTCGCGTGCGTACTGCTCCGCAACGGCGATGTAGTCAGTCATCCCAATGATGCGAACGGGTTAACCTCTTTGGGCTTGCCCGCCGATACCTTTGACCGCGCCGCAGGCGTCAATCCAAACTCCCCAAGCAATGCCTGCGCCCGCTGCCTATTCGCAGACAGACGCGCAACAGCCGGGTGCGCACGAATAATCCCGCTTTCCTCCGAAGGCATGTAAAACGCGCCAACGCTTTCAAGCAGGATCGTGTCTTCCTCAATCTCAATGATCAGTCCCGCCAGCATCGCCATCGCATCGTTGTTATCGCGGGACGCAATGCCCATCCCGTCAAGAATCGCCGTTAGCTGGTCGAACTTCTCAACCGCACGCGGCGAAAGATACTCCGGCGCAACAGGCAACGCGGAAGATGCCACCGGCTCGTTGGGGTTTTCACGGCATTTCTGCACCGTTCCCTGCACTGCTTTCAGGTGCGAAGGCTTCCTTGGATTTGCCATCTGACTTTTAACCTTTCAACTGCACGCGCAAAAGTTTCGC